AATTAAACGGATATTACCTGGATTATTAGATTTAATTGTCGAAGCAAATAATGGAAAATTAGTTTTCAAAAAATCTCTATGGAATAAATTGAGTTGCGGATGCTGTTCTAAAAAAAGCACCGATTAAGAATCTATTGATTCTATCATATCAAATTCCAAATAAACATTATCATAAAATTTAATTGTATCATCTATTTCATTCGGATTTAAACATTTATTAGGTTTTTCATAGGATGTCTTAGTTGGCTGGGTATCAATTATCACAATTTCTCGCATTTCTATAACGGTTTCCGGTTCAAGGTTCATATATTTTTTAATCGCGGTTATTACCCCATTGAAAGGATTTGACATCTGGATTTTAAATGGTAAATAACACATACATATATTAAATAAGTTTTTTTTAAATTTAAATTATTCCCATAAACACGTCGCTTAAAGGTTTAGGAGAATCTGAAATTTCCTTTTGATTTTTATAGATTTTAACTTGGTTCCCTATAATATAAAAGGTGCGTTCTTTATAAGGGTAATACACTACCGCGGATGGATAGTCAGGAGCGTATGGAAATTTATTATTTAATTTTTTGGGATATCCCGCTTTAACCTTTTTATTTTTATCATCGTATAAGAAATATAAATTTTTCTTAATAAAATAGACTTTGCGATTTTTTATATATATCGCATCTAAATTATCAGGTATTCCAACCCAATTACTTTTAATTGTTTTAGGATAACCACCCGCAATTTTACCTTTTTGGGGGTCATACTTCCAGTAAATATCACCTTTAAAGAAATACGTTTCATTATCATAAGGATAGGTCATCGCCGCATCCAATTGTTTGGGTAGTTTACCCCACATTTGATTAATTTTCATTGGGTAATTTTTAAAGGCGCGTTGCGTTTTGTCATTATATTTCCAAAACATATCGTCTCTGAAAAAATAGAGTTGATTATCTTTTCCATATATAAAAGCCATATCAATCTTTTTTTCACTATCACCAACATCCTTATTTACACATATATATAACGATGACCCATCTATACTATGGTTCAAATTCCCATCTACTAAGTCATAACCAGTTGGACATTTTTGTGTATTTTGTATTTTAATATCTTTGATGAAATTTTTATTTACTTTTTCTTTGCAAATTTTCACACTTTGGCCATTCGTTCCAGCGTTTAAGTCCCGGTCTATTAAAGAATGTTTCTCTGGACATACGGCACCATCCAATACAACATTTAAATTTCCTATACCGAAATCGTCTAGACCTTTCTTTACACACATATAAATATATTTCCCTGTGGTATTTTCATTTAAATCGGTTGGAATCATTTCATATCCATTAGGACATTTGGCTTCACTTAAATTGCTAGTGATAATATCCACATCCAAAACCCCATAATTCGTAGTTTGATAATTGGATAATTCCGATGCCCTGGTTTTGCGACTTTCAAACCGTCGTTTTTCAATATCACTATTTTTACAATATCCAAATGTTTTATAACTTAAATCATTATTCGTGTTTGTGGCACACCATCCAAACACACTGGCATCGTTTAATATACCAGCTTCCCTTGGTTCAGTTGTACAGTCATATTGAAATTCATTATTGTGAATAAATGGGAATTTACATTTTCCCGCCATTAATTTTTCATTCTCCACAATTTGGTCGTTATCGTTCACATTTGACCCATATACATCCTCTTTCACCTTCCCACCATCACCACACATATTACAAATAAAACTATTACCTCTATAGCCACGAGGACCTTGGACGCCTTTTGGACCTTTCTCTCCAACCACCGTGCTATATTTAATATAATTATTAATGGTGTAATACATATTTATAAAATTTAATACTAGTAATATACTAAGCCATATAGCTAATATTCGTTGGAATGGTTTTAGGTCCTGGCGTCTATATATAACATACCCAATTACCAAAGTAATTAATATAATAAAAAGTATAACATATTTCCATATTTTTAATGGTAAATTAAGATAATACATTAATATAATTGAAGAATTAAAATTATTTATTATTTTTTCTTTTTGGAAGCAAAATTATTTATTATTATTATTTTTTCTTTTTGGAAGCATAGATGTTATTCACACTATATTTTATATTATTTTTGGGATACACTTTCCATTTTGACGTATCGGTTTCTCTTTCTTTCGCTCTATCAAAGCATGAACCGTCTTCATTTTCAGGGATTAATTCATAAAAGTCGTTTTCAGATTTAAAATAATGGGTATTCGTTTTATATAAATCTAAAGGCGATGAATTATCGGTATCAATAGTCCCCGTTTCTTGATCGCACCCACAATCTCCATAGCATTCTTTAGGCGACTTATTTGACCATATTTTTTTAGTATCGCCACTATACTTACGAACACATTTCTCTGGAACGCATACAATAGTATCGGCACTAGGTGGGACCATATTCGGCGTATTATCTAAAATATATCCTAAACATTTATATCCGGGTGGTGGGATCGGTTTCCATATACTATAACCCTTTATACCTATACCTTCCCCACTTTCTCTTGGAGATTTAAATATTTGCTCAAAATCTATTGGATGTTTAGTATCACCAGTAACAAGTTCCGTTTTATCTATTGGGCCATTTGTTTTAAGTTTATCCTGAATATTTGGGTCGTTTTCACTTGGATGGGTTTTGGCAATTTCATTCACTTTACCCTCCATTATTACATCTCCTAGCGGGAAATAAAGGTCATCCTTAACATCTAATATTTCAGGGCGATATACCGAAATATCACCAGTGCCTTTTCGTAAAAATGGCACATATTTTTGAGTTCGCACACATTTCCCATTTACCAATTTGCCTTTATTTACATAAGCCTGTCTAGCATTCGTACTTTCCCATAAATCTTTATAATGATTAGATTCAATTCGCTTCAACGTATCTTTTTTATTTTCAATTTCGCATTTATAAATAATTTTAGGCATCGCAGCATTAGATTCACCCCAATACCATATATCGTATTTTTTCATTTCATCGAATGGCGACTCTTTCCCTTGGCTGGGGGTGCCCGGTATGTCTAAATTTTCAAACGAGGCATATAGTTTATCGTTTTCGGTTATCATATTGTTAAAATCGTTATCGTTCAAATAGTCGCTTTCAATAAACATAAGCCCGTGTTCATATTTCAATAATATTCTAATGAATTTATCCCATTTTATATATATGTATCTATAGGTATTTCCATACCCATCTTTTTTAAACATTTTTTGGATTTGATCGGATTTACATAGGCGTCTCATTTTTTTCATTAGAAATTTATTCGCAAATATCGGTTCATGTCCTGCATTTTTATTAACTATTTTAGCATACTTACGGTATTTTTTTGAACAAAATGTCAGTATTTTTTTAAAACAAATGTCCTTCGTACATTCTTTTGGATTACACGTCTTATCGCCACCAACACCTCCTCGTAATCCACGATTACCCTTCGCACCATAAAGTCCCTGTTTTTTCGCAGAGTCTTTCATATAGTAATGTGAAATTGTAAAACCGAATAGTGTTATGAATAATACTATCCATATTAATAAGGCCTCTAATCTATCTTTTTGAGTTGGTATTACAAAGTTAAATATATAGTTAGGGTCAGTGGCGATTTTATAACATGAATAAATAAATACGGCGATACTTAGTAAAATTAAAAGCCCATTGAATCGCAATGACCGATTTTGTTTGGTTTTTTCAAATAAGGGTAATTTCAAATAAATAGTGAGAATTAAAAAATAAATAATTATTTCAATCATAATTACTATTAATATAAATATAATAAATAATATATATATAATAAAGACCTTTATTAATTCAATTCAAGTCCATTTCCACACATCGGTTTGTTCTATTAAAATAAATGGACTGACTTTTTCATTGTTCGAAAGGAGCTCATCATTCCAATGAGTTTTTACATAGAAACTATCTTCTAAAAATCGTAAGCCATATTTATAGGATAATAGGTGCTTTATCATCTTTTTTAAGCCATTATTTAACTCCGTTACTGGACCATAGTGAGAACCATATTGCGATTTTAAATTACTATAATGCCCACTCCGACAGATTCGCTTTAATTGTCGTTTCATATATAAATTTTTAAATTGAATTACTTTTGGATCATATGTTATTTGGTTACTATCTTTATAATTCCGTATCAGTTTTTCCACAGTTTCATTAGATTGGTTTTCACACATATGTAAATCACTATCTAAGGTGGCACCTCGTTTACCTATATCACCTTGTACTCCCTGGTCACCGACTGGCGCTCCTATAGTCATTATTTTGATATGGTAGTTAAACGATTTTACGAGTCCCACTAAAGTTAGTAGTGATATAACTAGAATAAACCAATATATGAAATGGGTTTCCAGGTATATTTTCTGATATTTTTTTATATCTAGACCAAAAAAAATCATCAATCCAAGGATTAATCCCATTATTACACTAAAAAATGTAAAATTCGTTAAATTGGAGTATTTCAAGGTTAAATAGGAGATGGTTATAGTGACGCATAGCGTATTGGTAAATATATTCCAAAATACCGGTAAAATATGGGAAATATATAACCCTAAATTTAACGACACTAAAATTAAAAGTGGTATTAAAATATCTAAATAGTTCATTAAAATTTTAAAAGAAAATTAATTCATAATATCGCCATTATAGCTTTGAAACTGAAATATACTTCCCGTTGACCCCGTGCTTTCGCTTTCATTATTTAGGCCCTGCGAATCAAAATTCTGGGTAAAAAATTTGTTAGTTATTTTATTTCTCAGGTGAACCAACGGCAAATCGTTTTCCGTTTTAAGTTCGTCGTTTTCGTCTCTGACAAATACCAATTCCCAATGCATATTAGGATTCGTTCGCGACAAATTCTCCACAAATGTAAATTCACTATTGTCGTTCGTTTGGTAATAATGTTCAAATAGATTGGTTTTGGGATTTAGCGCCTTTATGCCATACAAATTCCCATTAACGTTTTGGATATAATACGATTTCCCTAAACCATCTGGCGAAAAATTAGTGTCATTATTGGTTATAATACCATAAGTTGTTATACCCAAATAATTATATATACTATATTTGCCTTCTCGTGGTTTCCCCCCTAACCAACCAAAACCTAATTCGGTATTTTGGCCAAGATTACCTGGGCTATTTATTTTATATATGAATTCATCTCTTAATAAATACGCCTTCTCCATTGGCTTTCGGTGGTTGTTAGTCGCGCGAAATAAACTATAGCCACCAGAGTATTCAATATCGCGTCGTTTTTGGTTAATCTTCTCTTCATCGGTAAAATTGTAGCCAATGGGCCATATAGATAACTTGCCTAATTTTTGGGTGTCCGTTTTTTTACCTGCTTCATCAAACGTCTCCTTGGCAAAACCCTCTTCCGTCCAAACCGATTTATTTAGTGGCACTTCTTTCACATATTCTTTTTTTATTACGCGAATCATGTCCAATTCCGGTTTATCCGTTCCCTTGATAGCCAAATCCCCCAAAGACACATATCCTTCTGGACATACTGCTCGCCATATACTAATAATGTCTTCTAAATCGAAGCAATCCTCACAATTCTTGGAATTAGTCCATATTAATTCGTAATCTATGGGAGTTTCGGTGCGACCACTAACAAGTATAGTAAATTTCTCGGGACCGACATAATTCTTTAAACGACTTCTATGTTCCTTATCATTTCCTCGCCATACACTCCCTAACGCAAAAAATTGCTGGTTATTTTCCGATGAAAATGGGGGAGTGTTAAAAAACGATATGGATTTCCTATAATTTTTATATCGCGTTTTCAAATACACATCTTTCAATTGATTATTGTTTTTACTATCAAAATAATAGCATTTAGTTAGACCACGTGGATTAGTGAAATCTTTCCCAAGTTGGTCATATGGACAGTCTTCAGGACCATAAGTATTACTTCGCACTGACGTATCGGATACTAAATTATAATCCTTGTTGGTATAAAACACGTAAATTTCTTGGTCAGCCCCCGACGGTTTATTGGTTTTTTTAGCACATTGTATTCGTAATATAGGTTTATACTTGTATTTAGCACCCCACTGCCATATATCATATTTTTCAATTTCATCAAATGGGTTTTTGTATTTTCCGAAAAAACGGGTTTGGGCATTTTCGCTTAATAAAAACGATTTACCCTTGGGATGTTTCAGAAGCAAATCCACCCAAGTTTTATATAATCTTTCTATATATTCAATTAAGGTTTTTTCATTCGGTCTATTTTTATGTTTGGTTATTAACATTCCATAGTAATTATCACTGAAACATATCTTATTTATTTTATTCAAAAAAAGGCGGTTTTTAATTGGCGACTTTATTTGGGCTCTTTTCTTAAAATATGCGTTGATACTGTTTAATACCAATACATTACACACTTTTTGACCACACGTCGCTAAACATTTACCGTTTTTACCTGGCTTTCCCACGGGTCCATCCAAACCAGGTGGTCCATCTAGTCCATTTAATCCACGCACATCATAAAAAATAAATACTGACATAACCAGTTGAAATACTAAGAATGCGATGGACCAAAAAGCAATCATTTCATTGAGCGTTAAATAAAATCCTTTAGTTGTATATAATAATCGTATTGAGTTTATTATAACAAAAATTAAGACTACTACAAATAATAATATATAATTAACGACCATTAAATAAAAAAGAGAAAATTATAACGAATTCTTAATATGCGATACAAACTCCGATTTAGTCATCTTTCCGCTTTCACATACTGGAATTAATATATCTATAAAATCATTCAATTTACTCAAAATGCGTTTTTCATCATCCGTTAACATTATTGAACCCGATATTTTATTTCGTATAGTGCCATATTCAGGCACCTGTTTTACCATCTCTTTATCAATCAAATCACGACAATTTGCTATACCACACGAGGGAGATACTACGCATACCCCATTACTACCATTAGAACCCATTTCACCAGGGTCGCCACGTTGGCCTTTAATACCAGGAGTTTCTCGTAATTTAATATAGAAATACGTAGACATATAAATATTTGAGAGGGAAATATGAAGCAAGAAAAGCATTAGCCAATATGCGATTTTTATATTTCTATCTGCGATAAATTGCGAAACTATAATTGCTAAAAAAAAATAAAATATAGATCCGAGTGTATACCACATTTAAATATATCACAGATATTTTACCATAATCAAATACTCGGGACTTTCTTGATAAGTATGAAATCCATATTTTTGATAAAGATTAATAGCTGGTATATTAGATTTTGAAACATACATTATTAAATGGTCTTTATTTTCGGATTTTGCCCTAAAAATGACCTCTTTTATTAACTTACTAGCATTTCCTTTTCTGCGATGTTTTGGATGAACACATAAATTATTTATATAATACCCATTCCAAGATATATTTGGAATTGACTTAATATATTTTGTAGGTGTTAAATAGCATACGGCCTCATTTAATTTAATCTTTATGGAATGACTATAATCCATAGTATTTATTGAATCGTTTGAAAAACACGATAATAAATCCCGATCATTTATCGAAGAAATAAATGGTTCATTCGGGACAATGAATAAACTTATAAAAAATAAGACTATCAATACTACGTTAATAACTAAGTGTAACATTTAATATACATATTATATAATTACTTATTTTCTTCATAAATATCTTCTTTTAGCCCATTTTCAAACGGTTCCCATTTATTGAATTTTTTATTAAATTTACAGTTTACATATACGGCATCTCCCGACTCAAATAATACCCTAATTAGTTTTGAAATCCTCAACCCCGAAATATGGGCCATATCAAATCGCACTTCTTCATTATTTTTACTATGAAACAAATCGTAAATTTCCGGTTGCATCGTTGTGTTAATTCTAAAGGTGCGTATTTCTTCCATATTAGTATTCGCTTTTCGTTGAACTTGAACGGCCCGAGTATTATTAGTGCCATTATTGCTATTATGATCTTTATAGATAAACAATTGATTACAGTGTTTCGTATTTAATGTATTGAAATATAGTCCCCTAATATTATACTCTAGTTTAGGAATATATTGCGTAATCAAATAACTATATTCAGAATAATCAAATAACCGTTTAATTCTAATTGGACAAATATCTTTAATAGGGTCTTCTCGGAATTCCGTCTCAAGTGTAGAAATAAGTTTATCAAACCGCCCAATTATATTTTCAGTTAGTTTTTTACCCTTATATATACTCATATCGGAAATTAGAAACATCCAATTATTGTGCTTATCTTTTATAAGTTCGCCATCAAGCAAGGTATCGTTAAATATGGATTCGTTAAAAGAAAGATTTACCGAGATTATACGTGGGAGTGTATAACCCTGTTTCACTTTACGGTCTATGAAAAAAGCACAACAAATATCGTTAATACGAGTTAAAAATAGATAATAATTAGAACCAGTGGTTTTAATTGAAATAAGATGGGGGTTTAGACGCAAAAATGATAAAGATTTAGCATTCAATATCATAGCGCGATTAGTTTTAAAATTGATAGAATATTTTTTATAAAGAATATCGATAATTTGCTGTTTGTCGTCAGCCTCAACAACATTATTACCAGATTTTTTACAAAAAGAGATTTTCATAGTACGGAAATCCATTTTGAATATGTTCTAGTATAGTATAACAATAATTTTTTAAATGATAATAAAATAATTTACAAATTAATTAAATTAAATTCAAATATCAATTTTTAATATTTTAATTATTTATTGTTATGATATGAATCGGTCTAAAACCAAATATCCAAGTACGAACAAACCCAAAAAGCAGTAAAAACTTGCAGTTAATAAATAAGTATAACGGTAAAAATGAAACTATAATTACTAACATTACTGAATTTGTTAAATTTATAATAGAATTATATACATTTATTGAAAAAATATTACCCAAAGATGGTAAAGAACTAACTATTCAATATAATATTTTAAAAAGAATTTCAAAACAACCTCTCCGTAAATTACCTGGAATATCAAAACATCGTTTTACTAATGGTATTGTATATAAACGCATGTGTGATAAAAAATACAAAAATCATCAACAAGGCAAAAATACATAACAAACATAACAGAGGAAGAGAAAAAGGGGTGTA